AGAAATGGCCAAGTCCATTTTAACGATTGACATGATTACCCGCAAGGCTTTGGAGATTTTGGAAAACTCCTTGGTCATTACGCGGAATGTCAATAGGCAGTATGACGACTCGTTCGCCGTCCAAGGCGCAAAAATCGGCTCCACGCTGCGTATCCGTCTGCCGGACCGCGCGCTGGTGACCGACGGTGCTGCGCTGCAAGTCCAAGACGATCAGGAACAGTTCACCACCCTGACGGTGTCGAGCCAAAAGCACATCGGCGTGAACTTCACGACCGCTGAGCTGACCATGCAGCTCGATGACTTCGCAGAACGGGTTCTGAAGCCTCGTATCAGCCAGCTTGCTTCCAGCATCGACGCTGACGTTGCCAACGCCTTCCGTAACGTTTACCAGTCGGTTGGCACCCCCGGCACGACCCCCGGCACCAGCCTCGTGCTGCTGCAGGCGCAGCAGAAGCTGAACGAAGCCGCTGCTGTTATGAGCCCCCGCTACGCGACCGTCAACCCGGCGGCCAACGCAGCGCTGGTCGAAGGCATGAAAGGCCTCTTTAACCCGACCTCCACCATTAGCCGTCAGTTTAAAAACGGCATGATGGGCGAAGGCATCCTCGGGCTTGACGAAGTCAACATGTCCCAGTCGATCAAGCAGTTCACGACCGGCACCCGCACGGGCGCGCACACTGTGACGACCACCGTGCCCTCGCAAGGCGCGACCACCATCGCCATCACCGGCACGGGTTCGCAAGTCATCAAGCAAGGTGACGTGTTTACCATCGCCAACGTGTTTGCGGTCAACCCGCAGACCCGTGAGTCGACGGGTTCGCTGCAGCAGTTTGTAGCGACCGCTGACGCTACGGCGACTGGTGGCGCGTACACGGTCAGCGTGAGCCCTGCGATCTACACCAGCTCGCAAGCTCTTGCGACCGTGGACTCGTTCCCGCAGTCGGGCGCAGTTGTGACCTTCTTGGGAAGCGCCAGCACCCAGTACCCGCAGAACCTTGTGTATCACCGTGACGCGATCTCGTTTGCGACCGCCGATCTGCTGATGCCGCAAGGCGTGGACATGGCTTCGCGCCAGGTTCACAATGGCATCTCGATGCGTATCGTACGGCAATACGACATCAATAATGATCGTCTGCCATGTCGCATCGATGTACTTTATGGGTACTCAGTCATCCGTCCGCAGATGGCCGTCCGTCTCTGGGGCTGACACCCAAAGAGTTGACAGTACGGTACTAGTGCGACCACACTAGTTCTCAATAATCAGAGACTAGTGTGGTCCTTTCACAGATTTGAAAGGATTGAATCATGGCTCTTCCTAATGGTGCAGGTGGCTATCAGGTCGGCGACGGTAATTTGACCGAAGCCGTTCTGAGCGTACAAACCATCCCGACGACGCTGACTGGTGACACCACGCTAACCGCCGCCCAAATGGCGCTTGGTCTGGTGGTCTGTCAAAAAGCCAGTGACGCAACGTTGACCGTGACGTTTGACACGGCGGCCAATCTTGACGCGGCTATCCCCAGCGCTAAAGTTGGTTCGTCGTTTCAGCTAACGATCACCAATAACAACAACTCCGGCTCGTCTTCTACCGTCCCCATCACGACGGGATCGGGCATCACCGTTTACGGCTCAGTGACTGTGCCGCGTTTCGGCGCGCACACGTACCTGCTGGTCAAAACTGGTGACGCTGCCTGGTCGGCGTTCCTGATGTAATTTACGGGGGCTTCGGCCCCTGTTTTAAGGAGTCGTCGCTATGGCGAATAACAAGCCTGTTGGTGTTGCGTATTCCGACCCAGCTCTTACGGCGTTTTATCTCAACGCTCCGGTCACCAAGACCGCCAGCTTCACGCTGGGCGACGAGGAAAACTACGTGATCTGTAACGGTTCCGCTGCTAACGTCACCGTGACGTTGCCCAGCGGTTCTGCTTACATCGGTCGGACCGTCACCATCAAAAACTTGTCTGGCACCTACACGGTGATCTCGGCGTCCTCAAACGTCAAACCGCTAGCATCTGGTACTGCAGGCACGGCTATTCTGGCCGCGACTGCAGGCAAGTTTGCGACGCTGGTTTGCGAAGACGGGACCAACTGGGTCATCATGGCGGCTGCCTAAACAGGACGGGGGCTTCGGCCCCCGGCTTTTATGCCAATCATTTATCTGAGACACCCTGTCCACGGCGATAAAGTAGCGATTGCCGAACAAGAAGCCGAATTTGATGAACAAAACGGCTGGACACGCTATACTCTTGGCGAAGACCCTGACGGGGCCGTAGACAGCGCGCCAATCAACCAACTTGCGCGCCGAGGTCGTCGTCGCAAGGAGGTGGTCGATGGCGACTACAGCGGGTGACATCATCACGGGCGCATTGCGCCTGATTGGTGTAGTAGCAGAGGGCGAGTCGCCCTCTCCCGAGTCAGCAGCCGATGCGCTGACTGCGATGAACCAGATGATCGACTCGTGGAACACCGAACGCTTGTCGGTGTACGCGACGCAAGATCAAATCTTTAGCTGGCCGGCGACCGTAATCAGCCGCACGCTAGGGCCGACAGGTGACTTTGTCGGCAACCGGCCTATTCTGGTCGATGACGCAACGTACTTCAAAGACCCGTCTACCGGCGTTTCGTACGGGCTGAAGCTCATCAACCAGCAGCAGTACAACGGGATTGCGTTGAAGACGGTGCGAAGCACCTATCCGCAGGTCATGTGGGTCAACATGACGCATCCCGACATTGAGATGTATATCTATCCAGTGCCGACGCGTGTGCTGGAGTTTCACATTGTCTCGGTTGAAGAGCTGACGCGCCCCGCAATTTTGGCGACGGTGCTGTCGTTTCCACCAGGCTATCTGCGCGCGTTCCGTTACAACTTGGCGTGTGAACTAGCGCCTGAGTTTGGTGTTGAGCCCTCGCGCCAAGTGCAGCGGGTTGCTATGACGTCTAAACGCAACCTGAAGCGCATCAACAATCCTGACGACATCATGGCGATCCCATACAGCATCGTCGGGACGCGCCAGCGCTACAACATCTTCGCCGGTAATTACTGATGAAGTCGCCCATCCTTGGAGCCGCGTACGTTGCACGCAGCACCAATGCTGCGGACAATCGGCTCGTCAACATGTACCCCGAGTCCACGCCAGACGGCGGCAAGACGGCGGCGTACTTTCAGCGCGTGCCTGGGATTCGGCAAGTAATTGGTTACATTCCATCGCAAACCGCAACGGTTCGAGGAATGTGGGTTGCGCGGGATGTTCTGTACGCCGTAATCGGAAGCTCTCTTTACGCGTACGACTATCAGTACAACAACGCAGGTGAATTTGTTAGCGGCACGTCTACGCTTATAAGCACAAGCATATCCGGCACTGGACCGGTTAGCATGGTAGATAACGGCTCGCAAATTTTTATTGCGACCAATCCAGACGGCTACATCTACAACATCAACACAACTGCGTTCGCCAAGATTGGCGATCCCGACTTTCCCGGCGCAGTCACGGTCGGCTACATCAACGGCTACTTTGTGTTTAACGAGCCTAACAGCCAACGTGTGTGGGTGACTGAACTGTTTGACGGCAGCAGCATCGATCCACTGTCGTTTGCCAGCGCCGAGGCGTCGCCAGACAACGTGGTGTCGTTGATTGTCGACCACAAAGAAATCTGGATTTTTGGCAACAACTCGACTGAAGTTTGGTACGACGCCGGCCAGCCTGATTACCCGCTCGCGCCAATCCAAGGCGCGTTTTTAGAGACGGGTTGTGTAGCGCCTTACTCTGTTGCCAAGATGGACAACAGCGTCTTTTGGCTGGGCTCAGACGCTCGTGGTTTTGGCATGGTCTACCGCGCTCGCGGCTATCAGCCACAGCGCATTTCGACGCATGCAATCGAGTACGCCATACAGTCGTATGGCACGCTTTCTGATGCTATTGGCTACACATACCAACAAGACGGGCACATGTTCTATGTGCTGACGTTTCCAACAGCAGACGTAACGTGGGTATACGACGCTGCTACGCAGATGTGGCACCAACGAGAGCATTTAGACGGAACGACCGGTCAAATGCGACGGCATTCTCCATCATGCGCAACCGCTTGGAAAAACCGCGTATTTGTAGGCGACGGCTTCGCGCGGCGCATTGGGTACTATGACTTTAGTGTGTTTCAAGAATTTGACTTTACGCGGCTTCAACCGTGGCTACGCTCATGGCGTGCGTTGCCAACCAACGAAAACAACCTAAAGCGTACCGCCCAGCACAGTTTGCAGTTAGATTGCGAAGCAGCTACCTCTAACACACCACTGCCTAACCAGCCTGCGCCTGGTGTGCAAGGCCCTCCGTGGGAGGTGCGCACGTCCGACGGAACCATATACAACGTGACGAACCCAGTGGTGCTGCGAAGTA